TTTAAATTGTAAGTCGTTATTGACCTTCGCCTTAAATATGCCGGCAGCATTACCAACATTGGATGCAGTAATAGTAAGTCCTGCATTAAGGTCAGCAAAGTTAGCATTAACCTTCTGGAACGCTGTTCTTAGATCATCACCAAGACCATCGTTTACTAAGTTTCCTACATTAATTGTTTGTATGTCTGCCATTTTGCTTCCTATATACTATATTTACCTTACCATACTATTGCATTTGCTTGGAAGGTATTACCTATAGACGATCCTATCATACATCTATATCCGCCACCGTTTTTAGCATACAATGTCAATACTGTTGCACTTGTTGTTCCTGGAACAAACGCATATGAGTATGAGATAGGAAACGTAGCATATGTGGTTGATTGATCGTCCATTAAAATTTGTGTTAGTTCACTATCAGTGACTGCTACTCCGTCTTGATATAATTGTAAATTTAGATTTGAGTCGCTTTCAGTATCTTTAGATACTGCATTAAAATTAAACGTAACAAAAACCGGAGCAGTGACTGAACTTGGAGTAACTGTAATTGTAAGTGCTGTTGCTGTATAACTAAAGGAAGTGGTAAGTTCTTGTTGTGATGCTATTATTTTATCGCTGACCACAGTCGGTGCTGGAGCACTCGTTAAGAATCCACTATCATTTGTAAGATCGCTTGTTGCTGTAGGAATAGTTGGAGTTCCTGATAATGAGGCGTATGCACCATCGAACAGTGTTGGCTTATTCTGTATGTCGTTATAATCAATTACTGATGAAACACTAGCACCACCCACAGTAAGATCGCCGCCCGAACTAACACCCAGTGAAGTGTTGCCTAGGAAGATTGTGTTGTTGCTGATGTATAGATCCTTGAATCTCTTTGTTGCTGATCCCAGACTGCTGCCTAGGTCAGTGCTTGGAACAACATCACCGCCCACCGTTAGATCGCTTGATACCGTTACAGCCTGATCAATTGTGATTGCACTGGAATCAGTGGTAGTCATCACACTACCTGTAAATTCAAATGCTCCTAGGTTGAGACTGTTATCATCTAGTCCTAATGCAGTATATAATTCCGTAAAGTTTGTGTTAATCTTGTTAAACGCTGTGCGTAGGTTATCACCCGTTCTGTCGTTTGCGCTAGTTCCGATGTTTACTGTTAGTTTAGCCATCTTACGCTCCTGTTCCACCGTTTAATACTTTGACAACGGCTGCTAGTCTATCCAGCGCCTCCCCTACCGTGGTCGGAGCGTCTCCATCCCAATCGCCTGGCGTTGCAGGATCATATGCAAGTGTTCCATCAACTGCATTTACAAGTAAAGTAGAGTTATCAGCAAATACTGAACCTATGACATCACCAATGTGTGTTCCTCTAAGAACACCACTAACCGCATCTACTAATTGTGTTGAATCATCTGCAAAAACAGATCCTGTTACATCACCTGTGTGGTAACCCGTGGTATTACCTGTAACACCACCCGATGCAACAATGTTTCTGTTTGCATTAATTGTGTATCCAGCACCTGCTGTTAAATCTAAATTGGCTGACGCATTAATTTGTATAGGTCCTGGACCAGTAGAGCCACCATTTGCAATAGTAAGGTAACCGTCATATGCTGCCATCCAAGTTTGATTTCTAAGTGTTCCGTAGAAGTCACCGTATATTTCACCTTCAATAGCATCAACAAGTTTGGTAGAATCATCTCCAAATACTGAACCCTTAACGTCGCCTGTGTGATAACCTGTTGTATCTCCAGTTACATTTCCTGTAACGTTTCCAGTTACATTTCCTGTAACGTTTCCTGTAACGTTTCCTAAAACATCACCAGTTAAGTCACCAAAGAATCCTCCCGATGCATACATTTCGTTTTCAACGGCATCAACCATTTTGGTTGAGTCGTCTGCAAAAACTGAACCAGTAATATCAGCAACACCACTAAATGCTATGGTAACTTCATCGCTTCCTGCATCACCTGACAGTGCAATACCATTTCCTGAAACAAAGTTAAGCGTTCCCGCAACTGAGTTAGCCTCAATTGCTGGACCCATGCTTCCATCAACATCCACAAATCTAAATGCATTACCTGCCGGTGCAGCATTTGTAATGGTAACGATACCAGTTGCAGCATCTGTAAATACTGTAAGTGCCGCAGATCCAGGTTGTATTTCTAATACACCTGTGTTAGTAACCTTAAGATTATTTCCTGTCGAACCGCTTATGTTAATACCAGCACCCTGTGTTCTACCACTCGGTAATGCTGTTACATTCTGTAAACTTCTAACACCTGTATTTGTAACGGTAATATTACCCGTAGCAGCACTGACACTAATACCACTACCTGCTGCAAGTTGTGTAACACCGGTATTATCAATAGTGATAGATTCAGCACCACTGTCAACACTCATGGAGATTGCAGTGCCACTAATTAAATTAATTGTATCGGCAAAATCATCTGCCTCTACCCTGTTTCCTCCATCAACCTGTACGGCCTTGAAAAATGTATTTTCGTCATTGATAATGAGATCAGTACCAACCGTTGATCCTTCGGGTAGCGTGATTGATCCGTCTGGATTACCTCTAATCTGCGCCGTTCCTAACCAAACTCCGTTGTCACTATTAGCATCATCATCAGTATACTGACCAACATACAGAGACTTCCATGGTTTTGCTTCACTACCAAGATTAAGTGTTGCTACTGAGTTTGGAGATACATTTGAATTTAAGTTTTCAAAATCAATACCAGCATATTCTGAAAAGCCTTGGACCTTACCACCGCCTGATGAATATGCATCATAAGTTGTGCCATCCACACCGGCTGTTAAATCTTGATCTGTATAGAGTAAAATTTCAGTTAAACTTTCAACCTTTACAAATAATTCTCTATTATCTAGTTGTGAGACACCAGTATCGTAAATAAAAACTAATTGTCCATCTGTAAAATCATGTTCTTGTGTTGTAACAATTCTTACTGGATTGCTTTCAGCAGTGTTTGACTCGATGTGTGCGATATCTAATTCTCTTTCGCGTGCAAGGTTTGCACCAATGATGGTAAAGTTTTCATTTACCTTATCAAAGGCTTCCTTAATTCTGCTCCACACTAGTGGTGGATTGCCTGGATTAATATTATTATCGTATGCCATTATGATCTACCCACCGCTATTTCAATTGTTCCTATATGATCGCTATCGTAATCTTCGATCGCCTTTCCTACTATTGTTCCTACCCTAGGATCATCGCTCACGGTTGCCACGCCATGTATCCCTGCCGTTACTAATATGTCACCCTTCTTAATCTTTCCTACTACCTTGCAAGGAACCCTACCAACGAGTGCAACTAGATTCTTGTGTCCAGGACAAGCAGTATACATCACGTATGCCGCAGTGTTTGACACAACACCAGCAATTCTCTTGTCCATATTGGTGTTAGTTGTTGTGACTTCCTTGTCACCACCGAATACTAACACCGTTCCGACTTCATATTCCTTGTCACCCTCGTAGTATTCTGCAACGTCTGCAGAGTATGTTGCCTCAAATCTTGATTCGTTTGGTGAACTTCCTGTTAGGCTCCATCTACCAGTAACAGTACCAGCGGTTGTATTGCCGCCTGTTGTTAGTGCCGCAACCTGTATGCTGGATGCAATTATGGGAGCATTAGCCAAACCGTTCTGCGTTCTAAATGTGTGAGTATCGTTATCATAGTACGAAGCCTTGTCAGCGGCTAGTGATCCATCCTGTAGGAAGATACCTCCACCGCCTGAACCGCCACTACCACCATATGTGTGAACCCTTACGAATCCTCCTGAGCCGGATGTTCCTGAATCAATTGCTTCAAACCCATCTATGTTGTACTGTTGGGCGTCTATGATTCTACCACCAAAGTCACCGTTTGAATCTCTTCTAATGAGTTTGTTTGCTTCTACAACAGTGCTTGAACCAGCCGCGTAATTAATTACTGCATAATCACTGTCTGATGTTCCTGAACTAGCATTCGTTCTTGCTAGGAATCCAACACTACCAAACTGTGATTTCTTAACTGATCCACCGGCATCGACCACTGTGGTAAACGCAATGTCGGCGGCATTTCCTGTGGTAAGTGCAGAGTTACCTAGAACGCTTTGTGCTGCAATCTGTGCCAGTGCTGTCTTAGGAGTTCCATTAGTTTTTAATTGAACCCAACCATCAACAACAGTAAATTGTGCTGAATCAAAACTTGAAACACCTAGTGTTCCTTGTTTTGTCTGCTCGTCACCAGTTGGTGCAGCGGCAGCGGTAGTTGCCTTGTTCATGTTTAGTTTACTCTGAACAATGGCTCCTGAAGTAAATTCTGTGTTATCAATCGGTGCATGAATGTCAGCATTTAAAATTACATCTGGTTCAATCTGTGCGTCAATTGTGTTTGCTGTTGAATCTATGTTAAGTGTAATATCACCAACCACGGAAGCATTGATGGCGTCATTACCCACGCCAGTGAACACCATGATGTCATTTGCCTTAAGATCCGTAAAGGTAAATTCCTGTAGGTTAGCATAGGTTAAACTTTGTAGATTAACAGCATCCTGAGGATTAACCGGATCAGCAAGATTTACAATCTTATTTTGATCCAAATTCATGTTGGCCTTCATGGCTAACTGACCATCGAGTGCCATGTATCCACCAGTAATTGGTGGTATTAGGTTAGCCTGAATGACAGGAGCACCACTGTGTGTGATACCCAATCTTCTTTCGATATATAGTCTTGCTGCGTTCTCAGTTGGAACCGTATCAACCGCGTTGTCAGAGAATGAACTATCAGTCGAGAATTCCGAAATCGGAACACCACGCTTGAATCCAATACCATCCAAGTTACTCAATGCAATCGCAGCAGAGAATGTAACTCGTCCCGTTCCTTGGTCAACTCTAAAGTAAGGTCCTACATTAAAGTTACCAAATTGGTCAGTGGTTACATAGAACACACGTCCCACTGTTCTTTCATCAGTTTCGTTAGAATCATTTAGTGCATTAACCGCCGGACCGTAAATTTCGTTTGGATAGTTTGTATCAGCATAAGATCCTGTTCCAATTTCTAGTAGATCATGTCCTGTTACACGTGTTAGTGAAATTCTAATTGTAAGATTACCGTAAGCACCGAATGATCTAATCGGAACGGCACTCCTAATGGTGTACGAACCTTCAAATTCTATTACGGAATCTTCTAATGGTCTGTTAAGAGTAATTCTAGCATAGTTCTCGTTTAGGTCTTCTTCTGATTCGTATAAATCAATTATGTATTCCTCTCCCTTGTAAACGAATCTAGAATTATTAACTCTGCTTCTTTCTTCAGGAGCGACAGGAACAACAGTAATTGTTGTATCGCCCACTCTACCTAATACTTTGGCAAAACTCTGAGTACCGCTTTGTGTACCAGAAGTATCAACTTCTACTGATGATGCAAGTGAGGGCGGCACAGTTGTTACAGTAAATTGAACCGAACTTGCACCTAATCCATCCGCATCATCATTAGATACAAAGTAGTGTGTGCTTTCGTTCAATCCGGTTGGTAAATCTCCAGTTGTTTCTAACTTGATAACATCGCCCTGTGATAATCCATGAGGTGAACTGGTTGTGAACACACCAGGTGCTGCAATTGAAATGCTTGAAAGGGTAGTAAGTGGCCCTGGGGTTACAGGATTTGCACCCGTGGTTCCTATGCTCTCACTTGGTTGATAAACTGTTAGATCGACGTAGTCATAGTTTTCTCTAAGTGTAGTTTTGGTAATACCATCTGCCACGGCAGTAATGCTGCCCGTTCCAGGTGCAGTTACTTCTACCGGAGCACCATTAATTACAGTTGCAATTTCAAACGTTGTTGCTGTTAGATTAGTTTCTAAAACAAAGTAAGTTTTACCCGCTTCTATACCTGTTGGTAGTGTACCTGTTGAGTCAAACTGTAATCTATAATCAGCCAACTGTTTGTGAGCAATAACATTTACCAATGACAAACCACTGCCATTTGTTAATCCACTTAATAAACTTCCGCCTGATGTGGTCGAAAGTTGTAGTGTGTTGTAAGTAGGAACATCATATACATAGTATGTTTGTCCACCAGTTAAACCATTTGCCGTTGCCTTAGGAGTAAAAGTATCGCCAATTCGTAAACCGTGATTTCTATCAGTCGTTAGCGTATCCGTTCCTGCAATATCTGTTACAGTTATTGTAAAAGTTAATACGGTTGGATCTGCTACTGTAAATTCTACATCCAATGCTCCTCTACCATCTGCTTCATCGTCATAATCCTCAAACTGTAGAACACGATAAACATCAGTTGGTGATTCAGAAAAGCGTAAACCTGTTGAAGGTCTTGTAGCAACGTCTGCTAGTTCACCAGTTAGAATAATTTGAGAGTTGGATCTCAATGACATTTTTGTACCATCTGGTATGACTGCAAATAGTCCTTCAAAGTTTCCTGTATCATCCGAAGTAAGATTTAGTTTTGCAACCCCTGGAGGTAAATCAGTGGTTGATACTGATGTCACAGGATATCTATAAATTAAATTTCCGTGATCAACTTCCAGTTCTGAATTATTCAGTGGAGTATAATCGTAATTTGTTACGTGTATGTCCAAACCGCCACTAACATTCTGGAATGATGAACTAGGGAAATAACAATCTACTCTTTGTGCAACATCATAATAGAGTGAAGTCGGAGTTGGAACTTCGAGTGGATCGGATCCTTCTGCTACCAGTGCATAAACACCATGTGCGGATGATCCAGCAATGGATCTAATCTGTGCACCATTGAGAGAATAGTATGAAGTGTAACAGTAGTAGGTAAACATTGACACTGCTTCAGTCAATCCACCGTTCGTTGCCAATAGTCCGTAACCCATGTCCGCAATCTGCGTGAAGTCATTGGACAGCATTGATCTGTTACCAGGCATTAGTATTTCATATATTCTCTGATAACTGTGTGTGCCTGAACCTGCTCCTGACGTAATTACTTCAATATCGCTCAAGAATTTTTCTGTTATTCTAAAAGTATTATTTGTTAAGCCACTTTCAGAGACATAGTATTCTTTACCAGCAGTTATTCCTGTGGGTAAAGATCCTGTTGTTGTAAAGACAATCGTTGCTCCTGCCTGT